AATGTCACCGATGAATTTATGACTGCAGTTATAAGTGATACTGACTTTGATTTAATTGACCCAAATGATAAAACTGTAAAAGAAACTATTAGAGCAAGAAAACTTTGGGAAAGAATACTTGAAATAAGATTTAGAACTGGTGAACCATATTTAAATTTTATTGATACCGCAAATAAAAATTTACCACAACCACTTAAAGATAAAGGACTTAAAATACATGGAAGTAATCTATGTAATGAAATACATTTACCAACCAGTGCAGAAAGAACTGCAGTCTGTTGTTTATCATCATTAAATTTAGAATACTATGATGAATGGAAAGATACCACTATAGTAAGAGACTTAATAAGAATGTTAGACAATGTTCTTGAATACTTTATACAGAATGCACCAGACACGATTTCTCGTGCAAAATATTCTGCAATGCGTGAAAGAAGTTTAGGTCTTGGTGCAATGGGATTTCACTCTCTTCTACATAAACATGGTGTTGCATGGGAGTCTGAACTCGCAAAAGAAATTAATGAACAAGTATTTAAATTTATACACGATGAAGCACATGCAGAAACAGAAATACTTGCAGAGGAAAGAGGAGAATATCCAGACGGAAAAGGTTCGAAAGAAAGAAACTCTCATCTAACTGCGATTGCTCCAAATGCATCTAGTGGTGTTATTTTAGGAACAAGTCCTTCAATAGAACCACTCAAAGCAAATGCGTATACTCACAGAACTCGTGCGGGTAGTTTTCTTGTAAAAAACAAATATTTAGAAGAACTACTTGAAACAAAAGAAATGAATAACGATAGTATTTGGAGTTCTATTATTACTAATAAGGGGTCTGTACAACACTTATCGTTCCTTACAGAAGGTGAAAAAAGTATATATAAAACTGCGGACGAATTAGACCAGAACTGGGTAATTCAACATGCGGGAGACAGACAGAAATATATATGTCAAGGACAATCTGTTAATCTTTTCTTTCCCGCTGGTGCAGACAAATCGTATGTAAATAAAGTACACCTTCGTGCATGGAGTCAGGGGTTGAAGGGTCTTTATTACTTACGAACTGAAGCATCTTCTCGTGCAGAGAATGTATCGGAAAAGGTAGAACGAGTCGCACTGCAAAGTGATACAAGTACAATAGTTTACACTAAACACAATTGTCCTTACTGTCAACTTGCAAAAGAAGAACTGAAACTTCGTGGTATACAGTACGATGAAATTAATCTTGAAGAGATTGGTAAGACTGCAAGAGAAGTGACGGGACGAAAAGGTGTTAAAACAGTTCCACAAATATATTTACATGGTGAATATGTTGGGGGTTATGATGAACTTATGGAACTATTTGACAGAACAGAAACAGAAGACTCGGAAGAGTGTAAAGCATGTGAAGGATAAAAATGGCATTACTAGAATTTTCAAAAACATACAAACCTTTCATCTACCCATGGGCAGTTGAATTAACTAAAAAACACGAGGAAATACATTGGATAGAAGACGAAGCGGAACTATCAGAAGATGTTCAAGACTGGCGAACGAAACTCAACGAAGACGAAAAATTATTCATTACGCAAGTACTAAGACTTTTCACTCAAAGTGATGTCCAAGTAGGAGAAAATTATCATGAACTCCTAATTCCTAAATTTAAAAACAACGAAGTAAGAAACATGTTATCTTCTTTTGCAAACAGAGAAGGTGTTCACCAACGTGCATATGCATTATTAAATGATACTCTTGGTTTACCAGACTCGGACTATTCTGCATTTTTGGAGTACAAAGAAATGTCCGATAAGATTGACTTTATGAAAGACGGAGATATTTCTACTCAACAAGGTCTTGCACTTGCACTTGCACAATCAGTATTCAATGAAGGTCTTTCTGTTTTTGCATCATTTGTTATGTTATTAAATTTTCAAAGATACGGTAAAATGAAAGGTATGGGGACAATTGTCGAGTGGTCTATTCGTGATGAGACTTTACATGTTCAAGGTAATGCAAAATTGTTTCGTGAGTTTTGTGGTGAACATACTCGTATTGTCACCGATGAACTTAAGTCTAAAATATATAAGATTGCAAAAGATGTTGTCAAGTTAGAAGATAAATTCATTGACCTTGCATACAATAATTATAAAATTGAAGGTCTTACAAAAGAAGAAGTCAAACAATATATAAGACATATTGCAGATAGAAGACTACTACAACTTGGAATGAAACCAAACTTTAATGCAAAAGATAATCCACTACCGTGGTTAGATTGGGTACTTAATGGTGCATCACACGATAACTTCTTTGAGAAAAGAGTCACAGAGTATTCTGTCAATGGTCTTGAGGGTGATTGGGGTTGGGATACTGTAGATACTTTATCAGTAGAAACTCCACAACTAAGTAGAATAGAAGATAAATTAGATGATGTAATTGCAAATGTAGGTTGTTAGTTTTGGACGAAAGAGAGTATCAAATTATTTGTCATGTGTGCGAGTCTGATACTCATGTTATTGTAGACATAGATGACCAAGAACCTTTATACTGTCCCATGTGTGGGTCAGAGGCAAAGATTATAGAATTAGAAGACTAATGTACGAAATAGATTATGTGTTTGATGAAATGTCTTTATTTCATATTGAAGAACTTTTTAATATCTTAGTTTTATCAAATCCACCACATTCAAGTTCAACTAGTAGTGAAATCACTACTGAACTAATACCATCCGAACTTAATCTAGGTGTATTTAAGTGGCCTGTACCCGCACTTATGTTTCAGAATTTAAAATGGTCTGTACCTTCTACAAAATCTAACTTTATGTTAAATGATTTAAAGAAAAAATACGGAGAAGATATAAATTTAATTACTTGGTATTTTTTAAAATACAACACTGGGTCATTTACAAAAGAACATGTACATGCTGCCTATATACCTAACTGGAGTACCATAACAATGTTATCAGACCCCGATGAATATACTGGGGGAGAGTTAGTAATTCATACTCGTGATAACGAAGAAGAAATAATATTAGAAAAAGGACAAACTATTAAACTTAATTGGAACATAGCACATTCGGTAAGAGAAGTTAAATCTGGAGAAAGAAAGACCTTAGTTCATTGGCTTAAATAATCAATAAATACACACATGACTTGGTTATATGAAGACAAAGCATTTGATTTGAGTGAAGAAGAACTTGAAAGATATCAAGGATTTGTTTATGAAGTAGAAGAAGTTGACACTGGTATGAAATATATTGGTAAAAAGTTTTTTTGGAAAAAGAAAGTTTTACCTAAAAATAAATCTCGAAAGAGAAGAATAATTACTCGAGTACAATCTGATTGGAAAGATTATCATGGTTCAAACGAACAAGTCAAACTACTGCGTGAAGATGGTAAATTATTTAAACGCAGAATACTTTACTTATGCAGAACAAAAGGAGAATGTTCTTATTATGAAGCAAAACTGCAATTTGAAAATGATGTTTTACTTCGTGATGATTACTATAATGAATTTATCGGGTGTAAGATACACTCTAAATTTATAAAAGATATGAAAAATGACTACAATAACTCGTGAAATAATTAATCCGAACTTTTATCATGTGACCGAAGACATGGATTATGCAACTCTTTGTAAAAGAATAAACAAGTTTAAACATTTGTTTCTTTCAAAAAATTTAAAAAAAGGAGATAATTTAACAATCAATACTTTAACTACAACTACAGATATGATTGCAAGTTATTTTGCAGCTTGGGAACTTGGATTAAAAACTCATATAGTACCCGAAGGTCTGTTAATGGGTGATACTGATTTTTATGTAAAGGCAATTTCAAATCTTTTACATGCTCTTCAAAATTCAGAACCTTTATTAACTGGATGGACATTTCTTGCAATTCACGATTTTAATAAACCAATTGACCCAAATAACTCAGGCGGTCTAACTCGTATGGATTTAAAAGACGGATTGTTTCGTAAATTTTTAGAAGGATATCCAACTAGAACTACTACTATTATAACATTTGATGATGTTGCACCAATGCCTGGAACTGATATACAACCATGGGAAGTAAATGAGGATGATGATATAGTGCAGTGTTTAACACCACTAAAATACATAAAAACAATTAATGACCCATGGTGGCCTAAATTATATTCACACAAACAAATACTAGAGTCTGTAGAAAAATACATACCGAACTTTACTCAGGATAGGATTGCAATTTCTAGAAACTTACATCATAATGAAAGTATTGATTATTACTTTCTTCCTACACTTATGACTGCAAGTAAGATATATGATATTAATATCATGGATTATACAGAAAAAGAATATGAACAACAAATTCTTAACTTTATGGTAGATTATGTCAACAAAGAAATAGAAAAAAATAAAATAGAAAGAGTTTTAGTACCAGACGACATAATGTACAATTATATGCAGAGTAAAAAAACAAAACCTTTCGAACAAGAAGTGATATTTAACATAGGTAAAAAAATTGTCAAAAGTAATTAATAGACATATATTAAATGATAATATAAACTTCGATAGTAAAACTAAAGAAGAACTCATTCATGAGATAAAAAAATGGAAGATGTTGTTTCAAGAAAACTACAGTGTTCGTAAAGGAGAAATAGTTGCAATTTCTATTTTAGATGTCAGTCATTATCATTTAAGTTGTTTGATTGCATGTGCAGAACTAGGACTTAAAATATTTATTATTGATGCACCCGCAACCAAAGAGTCTTTACCTTATACTAAACTTGCACTTCATGGGCCTGCAGATTATTGTGTACATCATGAATTCTTGGGAGACGATTTGTATGACGGTCTTCATGGTCAGATGATAAGAGAATATAGTAAAGAATTAATTGACACTCGAGAACTTATATTCAAAGAACCAAATGACTTTGAAATGCCTAATGATGTATCCGAAGATGATATCTTCATGATTAGTTCTACATCTGGTTCAACCAAACCGTCTCGTAAAATAGAGTTTACTCATAAAGAAGTATTTGAAATGGCAAAAAGAAATGTTGATATCTTTAAATTTAAACCCGAGACTTTAGTGTTGCATACAAAAAATATGCATCATGCATCTGCAATGATATGTACTCTATTACCTTCAATTATGGTATCAGAATATCATCGGTCTTTTACTTTACCACAAAATCTAGATTGGATGTCTGATGTAAATATTTTAAAACAAATGATTAATAATGAACAGTATAAAATAAATTCAAGTGGTGGATATCATATGACTGTTCCTAATCAAAAAATCCTAGAGTTTTTACTTACTTCGGTATTTCCTTATTTTAAAAACAAGACAATCATATCAATGTGTGGATTTACATTATCTAAAGAGTATATCGACTATGCAAAGAACTATAATTTAGAATTTATTTCACATTACGGTAGTATTGATACTGGAATACCACTTTTGGTCAATTATCTAGATAAAGACAGTGAATACCGCTCAGACTGTCTAGGAGTCTCTCCAGACGACTTTTATGACATTACGGTAGATAGTACTACAAATGCGTCTGTATCGTCTCAGGGGTGGTCAGAACCCCGTATATTGGATGATGTGCTTTATATGAAAGATAATTTGTACTTTTTAAAGGGTCGAACAAAAAAGATAAATAGTGTTATTGGTCTCAATCTTCCAGATGATTTAGATTTAGATAAGTTTTATCAAGATACTAAGTTAAATATGGAACAATTACGAGGTCACTTAAAAGAGATAAGATAATGGTTTTATATACTGAAAAACAACTAGAAACTGCATGGAAAAATTACTTCAAAACATGTAATAAATACGATATAAAACCTTTAAATCTAGAACAATTCCGTCCCGTATATGAAAATATATGTGAAGCCGCACTAAAAGATTTCGAATAAAACACTTGACAATTCTTGTCTCTCTTGATATAATAACAACATAAATTATCAAGAGAGGTAAAAATGATAAACGCAATAAGTAAAAAAGAGTACACGGGTTCTAACTTTGATACTCTTTTAGTCAATGGTGCTGTTGAAGGTCAAGAATTTGCAACTTTTAAACAGTTAATTAAATATTTAAAATGTTCGGGTAAAGACCTTAAAGGTCTTAAGTCGTTTGCAACTTTGTTCTTTATTAAAGAAGTAGAAAACGAAAAGGGTGAGATTGAAAAGGTCAGAAGGTTCTTTAATGTTTTCTCAGTAGAGTCTGCAAAACAACAAATTGTTTTGAATGCACTTGACAATGCTGATTATTTAAATTCAGTTAAAGAGGTTGCTTAGTGAAAGAAGTGTTAATAGAAGAAGGCATCTTAGATGAAGTCGTAAGAAAGTTAGATATCATGGAAGAGATAGTTCCATTGATTACTGACTTAGGTTGGGAGTATGACCGAATGAGTGCTGACGGTAAAGACTCATTTGATAAAATAGAGAAACTTCTTCTCGATATGGGTATAGAAGTTCCCGCTTCAGTGGGGGTCTCGTCATTCTAATGAAGGGTTATAAAAAAGGTTCATTATTACAAGAATATTTTCTAAATCCACATTTTAAACCTACACCAAAGGAAGAAAAAGAATTAGACGATTTCTTTAAATTAATTAAAAAAAGACTTGACAAAAGAGTAAATTCTAAAATTTAGTATTAATAAATATGACGGGGGTAAGTACTATGTCACAACCTATGCAAAATCAACAAATTCCTGATGGGGATGAGATAAAGGTTAAGATACAACAACAATCTTTGGATTGTCATAATCAATAGTTAGTATCTGACTAAATAATTTTAGTCGTTCTTTTGCAGTGCGTAATGTTATAACGACTTTAAATAATATAACTAAAATTGCCAGTCAAATTTTTAGTGTGGGAGTTTACTGACTATAACTTAAACTCCCCTTTTTTGGAAAATCTCCTTTGTAGAGAGGGGGATTTGTATATATAATTTTATAGGAAAAGACTATGGAACTAGAAGTATTTGAAATCCTAGAAAGGTTCGAAAATATAACATCTAAGAATGAACGAGTCGCATATCTGCGAGAACAATCTATACCCGCATTGAAAGATGTCGTGCGTGGTTGTTTTGACGAAAGTCTAGAGTTCCTTCTTCCCGCTGGTACACCACCATACACACCCAATAGACCCGAAAGTACACCTTCTACTTTAAAGAAGTTGCACAGACAATTCGGTGATTTTGTGCGTGGTGCAAGGTCAGCTGGTATGGAACAATTCAAGATTGAAAGACAGTTCATTTTGTTATTAGAATCTATTCATCCAAGTGATGCTCTTATTGTTCTTAAAATGATAAACAAAGAACAACCCGCAAAGTTTCTGACTAGAAATCTTGCAGAAGAAGTATGGCCTGGATTAATTAAAGAATAGGGAACTTACGATTAACCTTGACTCCCAAGTTTCGTTATGGTTGACTTAAGGAGGCTAATGTATGATATTGGCACAAATAGACCGTTTAAAGGAAGATGAAAGAGAACTAGATAATAGAATTTATAAACTAAAAAAACAAGGACAAAATTCTAAAGTTCATAAACTAACCAAAAAACGTGACTTCCTTAAACAATCTATAAGTGAAATGATTAACGAAATTTCATATTAGGGGGTGATAAGTATCTCGTAAGGGGGGTCTCGAGTTCTCCCTTACGTCAACTATAAATAATATATTATGATAACATATGAATTTTACAACACCAAAACAGAAGAGATAGAAGAACATCGAATGTCTTACAAAGACTTAGATAAGTTTGCAGAAGATAATCCACACCTTAAAAAAAGAATATCTGCACCAGCTACAATATCTCAGGCGGGTTCAACTTTAAGTAGAACAAGTGGTGATTGGAAAGATTTACTTGGTAAAATTAAAAAAGGTGCGGGTGGTAATAATGAAACTGCAGTGAAACATGGCTTCTCAAAGAAAAATACAATACACGATTAACGATATCGGTGGTGAAGTTGTCAAAGACAACGAAACTTATTTACTCAAAGATAATAAAACTTTAGATAAACTTGTTTTGAGTTCAACACTATTAAATCCATTTAAACAAACTACGGGACATAATCATTCTGGACAAGAAGAGGTTTATTTTTTTGTGAGTGGTCAAGGTCGCATGGAAGTAGACGAAGAAACTTTATTAGTCACTGCGGGTGACGTAGTTTTAGTTCCTGACGGTGCATTCCATAGAGTTTACAATGAAACCACTGAGTCTTTATATTTTGTTTGTGTTTTTGACGGTAAAAGAAATCATTAATGCACATATATCCTTACATGAATTTTGAGACATTAAAAAAACACCTTAAAGAAGGTGAAGTAATTATTACTTTTCAAAGTATGACTAGTGAAAAAGTTTTTACTAAAACGTGTACTCTTCAAGATATGAATATAAATCAAAAAGAAGGAAAGAAAATACTAGTTTGGTTGATAGATGATAAAAAATTCGAAGACATTGAATTGTCTACTATAAATGAAATTAAAATTAAATAAAATAGAACCGACTACAAAAAACCAAGAACTTGTTTTTAAAACATGGAAAAGTGGAGACAATTTAGTATTGAGTGGTAGTGCGGGGACGGGTAAAACTTTTATTTCTTTATACCTTGCACTTGAAAAAATATTTAGTAAATCAAGAATAAAAAAGATTATCATAGTCAGAAGTGTCGTACCAACTCGTGATTTAGGGTTTCTGCCTGGAACAGTGGATGAAAAACTATCTGCATTTGAAACACCATATGTTAATATGTGCGGAGAACTATTTAATGACAAGGGTGCATACGAACAACTTAAAACTAAAGACCAATTAGAGTTTCTATCAACATCCTACATTCGTGGTATGACCTTTAATAATTCTATTCTTATAATAGATGAGTGTCAGAACTTGACATTTCATGAACTAGACAGTATAATAACACGGGTTGGTCATAACTGCAGAATTATTTTTGCGGGTGATTATTATCAAAGTGATTTTAAACAACAGAAAGATAAAGAAGGCATTATTGAATTTATTGACATTATTGAACAACTAAATAAATTCACTATTGTCGAGTTTGATTGGAAAGACATAGTTCGTTCCGATTTTGTACGAGATTATATAATGACAAAGGAGATGATAAAGAGATGAATATAGTAATGAAATTAATTGAATGGGTATTGACTTGTTGGCGTGGTGTTATGGACAATCGATACAATCCACTAAGTTATATCAAAGACCCAAGTATTCAAAGTTATTTTACATTAGCATTGTTTGTAATGTGGTCTTGTTATTTTGGGATAGTTGCAATTGTTTGGTTAGACTGGCAAAATTATGATATTGTCACTTCAATCATAATACATATTGCAGTTCTTGTACCGATTATGATAACAAACTATGTATTTAAAGAGGCGAAAGACGGAAATATAAAATGACAGAATTTACCACGGGTATCCAAGGTGCAGTTAATAGTCTTATTAAAAAGTCTAGTTTAACATTAGCACTAATTTATACTGCGGGTCATGTCATTATTGCAATGACAGTCGTATCCGTTATGACGGGTGCAAGTTTATGGGAAGCGGGTGCGGTTGCACTTGTCGAACCCGCAATCAATGGTATTTGGTTTTATGTTCTACATTCAACATGGAAAAGATTACAATGAAAATAGGGTTTACTGCATCGACTTTTGATTTACTTCATGCGGGTCATGTACAAATGTTGCGTGATGCAAAAAGTCAGTGTGATTACCTTATGGTGGGTTTACAAATAGACCCTAGTGTAGATAGAAAAGAAAAAAACGCACCTATTCAAACAATTGTCGAAAGGTATACCCAACTCAAAGGTATTAAGTACGTTGACGAGATTATACCATATGCAACAGAACAAGACTTAGAGGACATTTTAAGTCTATATACTATTGACGTAAGAATATTAGGAGACGAATATCGTGATAAAGACTTTACAGGCAGAGACATCTGTCGTCAAAGAGATATTGAAATATTTTTTAACAAGAGAGACCATAGGTTTTCTACTAGTGATTTAAGAAGGAGAGTTTGTGAAACTTAGTGAAAATTTTAGTTTAGACGAAGTAATTAGAAGTGCAACTGCAACCAAGTTGGGTATTGATAATACACCTGAACAAGAACATCTAGATAATTTACAAGTAGTAATTGATGAAATTGCACAACCATTACGAGACCATTTCGGTAAACCCGTTAGAATAAATAGTGGATATCGTTCTCCCGCACTAAATGAAGCAATAGGTGGTTCGATTAATTCACAACATAGTAAAGGAGAAGCACTTGATTTAGAAATAGACGGTGTATCTAACCTTGAAGTTGCAGATTGGATTACTGATAATTGTGATTATGACCAAGTGATTTTAGAATTTTATAATCCCGCAGATGGGCCTAATAGTGGTTGGGTACACGCATCATGTAAAGCAGATTTAACTGAAAATAGAATGAGAAACTTAATGGCACTTAAGGATGGAAACAAGACAGTTTATCACATAGCAAATGACTTTATCGAAAATTAATTATGAATAAAAAACAATACACATATAAAGAAGCAACTCCCGAACAAATTAAAGAGTGGCAAGACGGTGAATTAAAGTGGTGGGGTGATAACGCACTTAAATTCGTAGTTTATGCATCAATCCTACAAGTATGCACAATACTTTTCATGGGATTAAACTTCTATTTAATTGATTTAGTCACTTGACATAACTTGTACCATGTAGTATAATAACTACATGATTAATAAAGACCCATATAACAAAGTTATTCTTACTGATTGTGATGGTGTTCTTTTAAACTGGGGATACGCATTTAGTGTCTACATGGAGTCTCAACAAGGATTTGAAAAAAGACAAGAAGGTTGGGGTTCTTACAGTGTTGCAGATAACTATTACATTAGTAAAGAACACGCAAAATTTCATATTAAAATGTTTAACAAATCAGCTGCGATTGGTTTTCTTCCCGCACTCAGAGACGCAGCTTACTATGTTCCAAAAATACATAAAGAGTTAGGATACGTCTTCCACTGTATTACATCTTTATCTAACGATTGGTCTGCACAAAGACTCAGAGAACAAAATCTACAAAAGATATTTGGTGAGACTTGTTTTGAAAAGATTATTTGTTTAGACACTGGAGAAGACAAAGATAGAATTCTAAAAGATTATCAAGATAGTGGTTATCTATGGGTTGAAGATAAAGTTCAAAATGCAGAGTGTGGACTCAAATATGGTCTAGACTCAGTATTATTTGAACATGGATACAACATGGATAACAAACAATTCACAAAATATCCTGATTGGAAATCCATATACGAAGATTTAAAATCTGCATAAATACTTTTTTTATAAGGAGTTATTATGGCAGAAGATACTTTAAATATAGTACAAAAGAAAGTCGCAGTTGAATTAGAAATTGACCCTACTTTAAAAGCACCTAAAGTAAATAAATATCAATGGTTGATTGATTTATCTGAGGCTGTCGATGCGTGGAGAATTTTTCCACGAGTTTTCATTTCTACCTACATATATCTGTTGTATAAAACAACCATCTGGTTTACAACTTTACCTGACCCTAACACTGCACAAGCGGGATTAATATCCGTTGTTGTCGGTGCGGGTGCAGCTTGGTTTGGTTTATATGCGGGTACTGGAAGTAGAGGTGGAAAAACTACTATTGGTAAATAATGCGATATGTAGGATACAGTAGAGGTTATCACGATGGTGGTCTTGCAATCATCGAAGAGGACGGAACTGTATCTTACGCATCGAGTAGTGAAAGATATAGTAAAATGAAATATGACCCCATGCTCGCACCAGAGTTGGAGTCAATGATAAGAAATGATGATTATGTAGTCTTTTTTCATGATGTAAAATTAGGTGCAGAGAAATACTCATCAAATATTGCAAATAATCTTGATTATTCTAAAATTTTTGAAACAGCTAATAATTCTATGAACGCTGGAAAACATTTAGCGTTTCATAGAGATAATTTTTGTTTTAGTTTTGAAGAATTGTTATACAATCAAATAGAAGATTTAGGAGTACCTTTTCATATGCATCACGAGTCTCATGCTGCTGGTGCATTTTTTACTCGTCCATGGCAGTCAAAAGATGATACCGTAATGGTATCAATTGATGGTGTAGGAGAAGAACAAGCTGTTGTTATTTACGACTCAAACTTTAATGTTAAACTTGAACACTTTGCCCCACAATCTATCGGTTGGTTGTATGGTTTGACAACAACTTTACTTGGACATGAAAGACTTCGTGACGAATATATTGTTATGGGTATGTCTGCATACGGAGAACCAAATGATGATGTAGTAAAACTTATAAAAGATTATTATAATTTATTTGATTTATATTCTCCCGAAGAACTTACTATGATGCGTAAAACATTTGATGATTATCATATTAATGAAATTAGAAATATTATAAAAACTCATGGTGCAAATTCTAAAGAAGAACAGAATAAAAGAATGAATTTACCAGGCTCTCCAAACTTAACCTATAAAATAGTAAGAAATTTTTTTGATGAATATGTAAAATGTGTTGAAAAATTACAACCATTTGATATTGCAGCTTCCATACAAAAGTTTACCGAAGATAAAATTTATGAGATTATGGTTGAAGCAAGAAAATATGGGAGTAAATTAGTTTATGCTGGGGGTGTTGCACAAAACATTGTTGCGAATTCTAAGATACGAGATTTATTTGACGAAGTACATATTGCAATTGCACCTACAGACGGTGGTAGTGCGTTAGGTTGTGCATCAAAGTCTTGGAGTGAAGAAACTGGTGGTACGCATCTTAAGTGGTCACCCTATCTAGGACACAATATAGAAAAAGATATCAATCCCAAAGAAGTAGTAGATTATCTAATGAAAAACAAAGTATGCGGTGTTGCAAATGGTCGTGCAGAATACGGACAACGTGCATTAGGTAATCGTAGTCTTCTTGGAGACGTAAGATATGATATTAAAGATACAGTAAATAAAATAAAACAAAGAGAATTGTATAGACCTTTTGCACCCGCAATATTAGAAGAATATGCAGATGAATATTTTGATGGACATAAGAATGAGTACATGCAATATCAATCTATCGCAAAACACGACTACAAATCAGTTATTCATGTAGATGGTACTTCTAGATGTCAAATAGTTAAAAAAGACTGTCAGAGCGTCATACGACCCATTCTAGAGGAATATTTCGAAAGGACGGGTATCCCTATGTTATTAAATACTTCGTTGAATATAAAGGGTCAACCGATGCTTAACGATGAAAACGATGTAAAAGAGTGGGAAAAGATGCATAAGGTGAGGGTATTTTGAACCAGTTTAAGTGGCGAGGAACATGGGGATTTGGAGACGCAATGATGGCTCTGAATACTGCACATAATTATTCTTACACTCATGATACCCCAGTAGAATTAGAAATGCACTGGAGTCATGATGAAGATTATAAATTAGATGCTAGAGATACTCAAACTATTGTACAACAAATGAAATTTATACATGCACAATATTATCAGAATGACAGAGTTAATTTAACTCATGTTTTTAAAACAACATTATTTGATTATAGTATTCCTTATACACAAGATTATACAGAAAAAGATAGATGGTTTTTAAATGATAAAGATATAAACATAACACCATATCTTGATTGGCCATTTAAGGATATACCAGAACCAAAGAATAGTTTTATGATACAAGATGATTTAAAAGGAGTTTGTTGGACACCAAAGTATAATAGTGAACCACCAAAACCATGGAAAAGACAACTGACCGAGGAAGACTGGACTTTAAGTAAAGAAAGATTTGAAAGTGTTGCGAATATAATAGAACTAAGCTATCGTACTCCAGTACAAAACGCATTTCAAATAATTAAAGAATGTGATTTTATATTTTGTTATGAAGGTATGTGGCATTTTATTGCACGAAACTTTGCAAAACCAATAGTTATACAATCAGGTGAAAACGTCACAGAACAAAATACTCCACAAGTGAAAAGATTACCCACCAGAGAAGAATATATTAAATGGTTAAATAGACATATGCGAACAAATATCACGGGACTACAAAATCGTGCGAGAGTTTACTACGAACAATTAATAAAGTATTATGAAGATTGATAGAGCAGTAATAGAAGTTAACGGGGGTTGTAATTACTCTTGTACTATGTGTCCCCAAGATATGAGAACGGGTGGTCGTGATAAAAGGTTTCTTAAAAAGATGAACTTGTTAGACTTCGAAGATAATGTAAAAGATTGTGCAAAACATGGATTACGAGTAGTCAATCTAGAAGGAAGTGGAGAACCTACTCTTGCAAGAAACTTAGATGAATATATTAAGATAGTCAAAAAGTATAACGCAAAAGCATTTTGTTTTTCAAATGGTTATCGTATGTTCGGTAGATACATGAAAAGATGTGTTGATGCGGGACTAGACTTTTATCGTTTTTCAATGATTGGATATGATGCAAATAAATATAACGAAATGATGCACAACCGTATAGGTGGAAACTTTGATATGATATGTGAAAACATTATGCAAATGCAAGACTATGTAGAAAAGTCTGGTAGTGATTGTGTAGTTGCGACTTATCATTTAATTACTGA